GCGCCATTTTCCGCTAAGAAGGTGATGGACCTTCTCCACAAGTTGGTGTATGACGAAATTAAGTCAAACAAGTGGACAGAGGAGCGCGTTACTGAAGCGATTGAGAAATTGTGTCGTGAGATTGACCCTGAGTTTAAATTGAAATGTGCAGTAAAGCTTGAGCCAATGCCCGAAGGTAAGGCCCCTAGGTTGTTGATTGCAGACGAAGACAGGGGGCAAGTGATGGCACTCATGACCATTTACTGCATTGAGACACTCATTAAACAACACTTTCCGGAGAAGGGGATCAAAGGACTTCCGAAGAAGGAAGCTATCAAGCGTGTGATGAAGGCATGCCGTGTGCCACGCAAGGTGGCGAAGAAGTTGGTGACTATTTTCGAGGGAGACGGCAGCGCATGGGACACCACATGCAGCGCCGAAATCCGCGATTTAGTGGAGAACCCAGTCATCAACCATGTTGCCAATTTGGTTAACGCATTTATGTATGCCACACCGCAAACCTGGGCGGAAGCACACGCTTCTATTTGCGCAGAGGAGAAACTCGATATGTCATATTCCAAGAATAAAGAGTTTCAGAAGATAACCATCAAGGCGATCAGGAGGAGTGGCCATCGTGGCACGTCCTGTTTAAACTGGTGGGTTAATTTTGTCTGTTGGCACTGCGCAATATTTGAAGACCCCGAATTATTCCTTGATCCTGCCCATCGGTACGGTAAGGACGTCACAGGAGTGAATCGGTGGATGAACAGCGCTTTTGAGGGCGATGATTCTTTCCTTGTCACAGCTCCCCGTATTGAGCCGGGGAAGGAGTTGCACACCAAGATTTTACAATTTTGGCAGCGTATTGGGTTTAATATGATGATAGAGATAAGGAAAGACAGGGCGCTGTTTGTTGGTTATTATCTCGGGCTAGATGAAGCCGGTCCTTTATTTGACGAGAAGAAGGACGAGTGGATGATGGTGCCTGAGATCGACAGGTGCTTTTCCAGGGCTGGAACTAGCTGTTCCCCTTCTATGATACAGGCCTTTGAGGCTGGCGATCGCGCTAAGTGTATTAGGCTTGCTGGATCAGCAGCAATGTCAAGAGCTTATGAATTTGCGGGTTTAGCCCCGACCATTTCTAATAAGTTCCTTCAGTATGCGATCGACTGCGATTTTGAGATCACTCATGATTTGAAGATGCGAACCAATCAGGATTTTGATGATAAGAGTGAACTCATAGATCACATCCGTGTTCTTAATGCCACATGCAAAAGCGAGGAGAAGATTTTGGCCGCGACTGGTTTTTGGATGAGTGACCAGGAGAGCAACCGCTTTGTGGACTTCATGTGGGAGTATGACCAGCTTATCGATTGGAAAGGCTTTTTGAACAGCCTTCCCGAGTCATGGCGCCCTAAGGGCGCCTAACTGCGCGGAAAGATACAGGTTTCACACGATGCTGCACTGATTAATTCAGTCAACAAAGTTTGACTGGTTTGTCCCAGGGCCACAGGAGGAAATGCCTGTGGTGAGAGAGGGAAGACGACAATTGCATCTCCAGGGTTTGCCCCCCCTCTGCCGGAGTCGTCCGGGCGTAGGTTGAGTCCGCCCGTTGACCGAGGCTTATTCTTCAACACTCATTGTGGTCCCGCAGTGAGTGGCGAGCCTGCTGGCGTCGATCCGGGGCGTCTGAGGTGAAGGCCGTGGGAGAGGGGGATTTAGTCACCTCCTTGGTTTAGCCACCTTAACTCCTACTGAACGGGGACTAGGCTCATTGGCACGCTTAAGGCGTGGCAAAACTGGACACCAACCAGCGATGGGTGGGAGCCGTAAGGCCTCTCTGAGGTAACCGCTTGCGGGAGATTCGGCTCATGTTTGGTATCCCCGAATGGAATGGCTGCGATGCGACCTGGCGCGAAGGTGGGTTCCTTATTGGCACAGACTCATTTAGGTGAAGCATATGGTGGTTTCTGTTGGACAACCGCTATATGTATGAGGATCCGAGTGCGTTTGTGACGGTAGGGAGCCGTAGTCACACCGATAATCAATCCAGGGCCATATTGTTTACACCACCAGTTTTCCCCAGTAGACCTCTCACGTTGAGTCGGGGCTTTCGAGCCGGGCACGGGCCGCCAGCGAGCACGTTGGTCGATGCAGGGTGATTCCATTTCATGTCATGTCTACTGCTTCTCCATGCTTGAGGGAGAGGGTTAAGGGGCGGTTTGATCAGCCGCGGGCTATCTGGTTTGGGATAGATATGGTTGACTGTGGGTAACCAATCCCACCGGGCGTGTATATATGTTTCACGTTTCACTCATGAGTGTTTTGGCTCAAGTTCTGATGGCTCATGTGTTCTGCTCTCCCTGCTTGACTTTGCGAACTGTATCCAGACACTGTAGAGCTCAGATGGCCTTAATGGCTGCTGGTTTCT